TCGGATACGTCTATGTTGCGAGCAGAGCAAACGCAACAGCGAACTTGAAAGACTATGTCAGCAAAGTTGAACTTTTAATCGGTGGGCAAGTCATCGACACGCAAGAATCTGAATTTATGACTGATCTTGCGCCAGTTGTGATGAACCAAACGAACTCTAAACAAGCCTATAACGCGACTACAAATTATTATGTCCCACTCAGATTTTCGTTTTGCGAAAACGCCCAATCCGCGCTCCCATTGATCGCGCTTCAATACCACGATGTTGAATTGAGAATTACGTGGGGTGCATTGACCGTAACAGATATGGAAGTGTACGCACAATTCATCCATCTCGACACTGAAGAACGAACGTCTATGTCGTCTACACCACAAAATATGATCATCACACAAACCCAAAAAGCTATTGCTTCCAAATCGAGTACACAAGAACTCAGCTTCAACCATCCAATGAAGTATTTGGTCGCCAAAAATATAACTGGTGAACTCACGACTGCTAAGATGAAATTACAAATTAACGGTACGGACGTTTCTGATGCCAAGTCTGTCCAACCACACTTTACGTACACACCAGTTTACTACCACACACAAAACGCCGCGGCGAGTAACGAAGTTATATTGATTCCATTCTGTCTCGATACGTCCAAGCTCCAACCAACTGGGTCGCTCAACTTCAGTAGACTCGATTCTGCGAGACTCGTTGTTGAAGGCGATACGTTTGAAGAAAACGTCTATGGTGTCAACTACAACATTCTCCGTATCGAAAATGGTATGGGTGGTTTGATGTATTCCAATTAAATTATTTTAAATAGCCTGTTATTATAAATGTTCTGGCAATTAGTTTTTCTTACAGCTTTCATTTTTATCATTACATATGATCCTAAATCCGGAACTTTGAATCATCTCGTCAACTCTAAGACACAAGAACCCGAAAAAAACGCGGAGTGTAAAGAGGGACATTACCAGGAGATTCAATTTGCTCAAATGGGATACGACTGTCCAAAGGAAAATGGTGTGCACATGGGCGCGATTATACGAACTTAAAAACTTGATTATATAATTTAATACATTATGTTTACATTTGATCGAGATACTGCTATGATAGTCGCTATTGTTATGTGTATAGCTGCTTCAGCTTACATGTACAGAGAACTCAAAAATACAAAAGAAGAAATGGAAGGTGTTAAGGGTATGAATGGAAAAATGGCTTCATTTTTATCCAGGGTCAGGCCAATACAAATTCCACAAACAAGTTCGTTAAACGAACCAGTTACGCCAAAAAATGTCACTTTTAAGACAGAAAACGAAACCCAAGTGGAAGACGAATCTGGGGAAAATCAAGAAAGCGAAGAAGATTCTTCAGAATAATCATCTCGCTCAATTATAACTTGCAAATGCGCAATGAAGAAATACAAAGCAATTGCAGTACCCGTAACGTTTACTGGTTCTAAACCAAAGTTCCTCACTGTCCGAGACCGACGATTCAAAGATTGGATTTTCGTTACCGGAGGGTGTAGAAGAAAAGAAATACCCAATCCAATAAGATGTGCCCTACGAGAATTGGAAGAAGAAACCAGAGGAGTTGTAAATCTCAAGAAAGGTGAATATACCGAATTCAAGTTTGTGGTAAAAGAAAGTCCGGGTGTAGACTTAGAATATAACGTGTTCATATTTTTCGTAAATTATACACAACAGGAACAAATAGATCTCGTTAAGAAATTTAACGATGAAAAACAAAAAACAAATTTAAAAAAAATACAAAAATTACCCATTAAAAGAACATTCGATGAAAATGATTATATGAATTTTGAAACGTTATCTGAATTTAACACGAAAAAGCAATGGGATAGAATCGTTAAAAATATACTTCAAAACCCAGAATTTTATGCCTGTGTGACTTCACTCAATAGAAAAACCTTCTCTATTAAATAATGAAGTCCAAGTCTTATATATTATCACAAATAAAGGATTTGTTAATTGAACGACATGGGTATACAGAAACTAAGGCGGAAAGGTATATAGAGGTCCATGCTAACGATAAAGTTTATGAACTTTTAGTACTTAAAAAATCTTTATCGGAACAGGAACAGTACCCAGAAATATCGTTTAGAAAAACAATATGGAGGCATCACTATGATAGTGATGAATGAATATAAAAAATAAAAACTAGTAATTGGTAAGTATACATCACATGTTTAAACAGTGGTGTAAAGAACAAGGGTTCTTAAACAACTCCAATGTATCACATGTGCTTATGGACGGTGGTGTCCTATCAGTGCCATTTGATAGATTGAATGACTTTTATGAAAAATGTGTAGAAGCTTATACTTTACGAGAGAAAATTTTTGTTGTTGAACAGAAAACAGAAAATTATAATTTTTTTGTAGATCTCGATTATAAAGATGTAAATGAATTAACCGTCACCCAAATAGAAAGTATATGTAAAATTATTTGTGATAAAGTTAATAAGTTTGAAGGTGCATGTAATGCCTTAATATCTATAGCAGAACCAAAACAGGTTTCTGGTAAATTGATAAAAACAGGTGTGCATATAAACTGGGAAGGTTTCACAGTAAATAGATCTTCAGCAATAGCTATAAGAGAACATGTTATAGATACTCTAAAATTGGTATACGGTTCGGTGAACTGGGAAGATGTTGTCGATTCAGCTGTATATGGTAGTTCCGATAGAAAAACACAGGGGAGTGGTTTCCGGATGCCCTTTTCACATAAACGTGCTAAACATGAAGAATGTTCTGGTAAAGGTTGTAAAGAATGTAATAAAACAGGTAAAGTTAGTCAGGGTGAATACTTACCATGTTTCGTTTACAAAGGTGGTAAAAAGGGACCTTTCACTTTACTTGAACCTATATTACCACACCCAGATGTTAAACTTCTATACAGTGCAACTATACGTAGTCAAAGTAAAGAACCAAATATTATAGAAGGTAAAACGTGTTTTCAGGGTAAAGAATCATCTTTTACGCATGCGGAAATAAAAAACGAATTCAAGGATCAGGAAGTTATATGTCTTTTACAAAACTTTGTCAATAAACATCTCGAAGGACAGACAACTGCACGTATTACCAAAATGTTTGAATCTAATGGTAACTTCTTGGTTTCAACAAATTCTTTCTATTGCGAAAATAAAAAATGTAACCATAATTCTAATCATGTATGGTTTCATATAATAGGAGAAACGATTACACAAAAGTGTTTTTCTACTACCGAAATAATGAGACATTTTGGGTTTTGTAAAAATTTTACAGGTAAAAGACATAAATTACCATCTAAAATTACAGACCAATTATATAAGGATGGAATTGTTAAAAAGTGTGTGAACCCGTCTAAACAAGATTTTTTTGGTAAAAATTTTGAAAAAATAGAAAAATTGGATTATAATTCAGATACAATGGGAATATTCTCTAATTTCATTAACAAATATATGATTAAAACTGGGTATATACAGGTGTCCAGGATAAATATAAATAAACCAAAGACTAAGAAAAATAAGTTTAACGAGTATTATGTTCACACTACTTATACGTGTACAATTTGTAACACGGATAATATTATTTTTAATATCGTGAACAAGAAAATAAAACAAGTATGTAAATGTACAAACCGCGAACATATTCTCCCGGAAAAAATAGTAACTAAATTATAGAACACAATGATATCTGTTATTGTTTTAGTAGTTGTAATATACATCGCATCTTCTCTAATAACCACGAAACACAACAACGTAGTAGAAATTAATAAACTTATACGAAAATCTTATAAATATTCAGGACTAAACCCATCTATACATAACGAATTTATAGAAAATATCAAAATGGCTCTAGAATATAAAACAAATATAATTCTATCTAAAAAACTCATGAATAGATCACTTATAAATCTCGATGAAATTGCGCTCAGCTCAGTTTCAGGAGATACGAATATTTTAGAAGATATAGACACTGTTATTAGTGATTTAAAAACGAATTTTAACGAGTTATATTCGAATTTACAGGCAGAAAGTGAGTAAAATACTTAAAGGAAATGTGTATATATTAATTATATAATGGTCTTAACTGTAAAAACACGTTCAGGGAGACTTTCAAAAGGACCAGAGCGTTTGGAATTGTTTGAAGATGTAGAAGATGATTATAAACAGGATGAATATGATACAGATGAAGATTTGTTAATTTCAGACGATGAAGATATTTGCAGTGACGACGATATTGAAGAATCCGAAAGTGACGAAGATGCTGATGAAAATGGAAATTTAAAAGGGTTTGTTGTAGATGATACGGATGAAGACGAAGATTACTCTGAAGAAGAAGAAGAAGAAGAAGAAGAAATAAGTGAGTAATAACGAGCTTAAAAAAATAGATACTTTTTTTATATATGGAAGCTGAAGTTGGTACACCGATTGAGTATAATCCAGAAGAATTCATAAATAAAAGTAGTAATAATTTCGATGAACCGGATGAACCAGAGGTTGATGAACAATACTATCAACCACCTCCACAACAACCCGTTTATTATACCCCACCACCCCAACAAGTTGTAAAAAATGATATATTCGAAAATATAGATAAGACGGGATATGTTATAATTTTTGTAGCATTTCTATTAGGATTTTTCATGGGTAAAACTATGCAACCTGTAATACTCAGACCGGGATGAACGATTTACCGCCTATCCAATTGTACTGAGAAGGTGTTTGCTGACCAGTAAATGTACCTATATTACCTGTTACTGGTTCGGTAAAATATGATCTACTTACGATAAGTGGGTCTTTAGACATGTCTTTAGCAACTTGTGATGGTGTAATTTCTTCACTATTACCACCTCCGCCACCTGTTTTACTTTTTTGATCTTTATACACTCTAAAAAATAAAACAATAGATATCGATACGATAAGAATGGTGATTATGTTTAATATAATACTCAACATACTTACTTTTAAATAACAATTTTAATTTACGCTTCTTCTGGGTTTACGTTTTCCTCATTTTTTGAGGTTACTTCCTCTTCTTCACCAGTATCATCACTTTCCTTAATCTGAGCCTGTTCTGAATTCTCGATTTGAGCTTTATTAGCTTCTTCGGCTACCTTAACATCAGATCTAGATTTTTCATCGTCGAACTTTTTCATAGCTTCTACCGATCCAAAACCTCTTTCAGTTGCTTCCTTTTCCAACGCGTTCTTAAAATCCAATTCTCTCTTTTCACGCACAGCTTCCTTTTCCTGTTCAACGATTGCATCCGCCTCCTTAACAAGATCCTCCATGTCAGCATCAGGGTTTTCCTTTTGAAGACGTTCCAAAACTTCACCGGGGTGACTGATGGGAGCCTCGTCTTGTTTCGTGTAAAACTTTGAATTTTCGTCACCTCCTTTGTAGTATACGTCAGATCCTGGTGCCTTAACAGCCATCATATCCTTCTTACGTTGAGAAAACATTTGAGCAGCTTGTGATTGATTTTCTCTGTACCCTGCCATCAACTCTTCCAACTTATCATCTGCATAATGTGCGTCTTCAATCTGGAGATTATCTGGTGGGATTAACAACCATTTATACATATCGACGACGTAAATATCGAAAGTCGCATCCTCTTTTTGAAGACGTTTTGCATGAGAAGCAGCTTCTTCCCTAGAATTAAATGCACCCCTAATTTTAATACCAAACTTATCGTTCTTTTGTGGTGCTTCAGGGCCTACGACGGAAAGGCATGCGTATAATTGACCGGGTACGGTCGTAAAATCTTGTTCGAGTGTTGACATTGTTTTATATATTTAATTGGTACCTTTTTTTTAAGCTCCTTTTTACTTAGGTTTCGTATTTATATATTGTACGTTTTAAATTATATGTTATAATTTTTATTTTTATTAGTTTTTATCAGTGTATTATACCTAAATGACGTAAATTTATTAGGGCTAATTTTTCTGTACCCCCTTAGAGCGATTTAAACGCCTTTTTGAAAATTTTTTGAACTCGGTTCTCATAAGGACCACTCTTTTTTAAAAAAACATGACTTTCATGCACCCATTGTAATATAATAGAAAATATAGTGTTTAAATCCCTTTAAGGGGGTACAGAAAAAATAGCCATAAAAAAATAGACATATTTTATATATGATTTAAACCTTAGTAACTCCATTTAAAAAAGAAAAACGAATATAAATAAATGGAGGAGATACGAAAGTATCATAACGAGTCTAAGCGTCTCCTCATCCAATCGGCTACCCGCGAAGGCGACAGTATTTTGGATGTAGGATGTGGATTCGGTGGTGATCTCCAAAAGTGGAAACACGCGGGTGCAAATATAAGTATGTGTGAACCGAACCCAGATTCACTTAAGGAGGCTAAGTCGCGCGCAAAGAATATGAAAATACGCGTCAACTTTTACGAAGGTGATATATTCGCATGTCCACAAAGGAAATACGACGTCGTATGTTATAACTTTGCGTTACACTATATATTCGAATCGTCTAAGTTATTCGAGACGTCTTTATTAGCAATTAAAAATAGACTTAAACCTGGGGGTCAATTCATAGGGATCGTACCGAATTCAGATAAGATTATCATGAACACACCCGTAAAAGATGAGTTAGGGAACTACTTTCTAATGAATCATACGAGTTCGGGAAACTTTGGGGAAAAGTTATACGTCCATTTAGCCGATACGCCGTATTATGCCGACGGACCAAAAGTCGAACCTATAGCGCATAAAGATATGTTATTCACGCGAATGGAAAATTTGGGGTTTACTTTAACACTGTGGGAAGATCTTAAAGGGAACCCGGTTTCGGATTTGTATAGTAAATTTAGGTTTGTGTATAAGAAATGATTAGTTTCTGTTAGTACGTCTATTCTGAGCGGCGTTACTCGCCTTTTTTCGAGTAGGTTTTGGTGTGTTTTGATTGTTTGGTGTTTTTCGTTTCTTATTTATTTTCATCTTGTTTAGGTTTTTCGCGAGAGTGTTCGGTGTGTTTGGTTTTATAAACTTGACGAAATTTAAGTTTCTTCTATATAGTAAATTTGTTGTCGTCGTAAATGGATTTACAGCGATATTTTCGTTTGGGTTAAGATTGTATAAAGTTTTAATATTAGTAATATTAGTATTTGTATTTGTCCTTTTTATCAATCTTAAAAGTGAATTTTCAGTTACGTACCTATTATGTCCTATGTATACGGCATTATTACCGACCCTAAAATTATACCCAGATATAGGATCGGTACGATTCGTATTAAGGAGTACGTTTTTACGTTGTACTTGTACAGGTTTAGGTACTATAGGTCCAAAAATTGTCGAACTATTCTTCGTAATTCTTAAAACAGAACGATTAAGTGTTCCTGGTATGATTCTAAGGTTTGGGTTATGGTACAAATCAAGATCTCTAAGGTTTCCAAGGTTACCGATTGAGCCTGGTAATTCAGTTAAATCATTTTCCGACAAATCAAGTTCTTTAAGATTTATAAGGTTACCGATTGATTCTGGTAATTTTTTTATTCTATTACCTTGCAAATTAAGATCTCTAAGTTTTCTAAGGTTACCGATTGAGTCTGGTAATTCAGTTAAATCATTTTCCGACAAATCAAGATCTTTAAGTTTTCTAAGGTTACCGATTGAGTCTGGTAATTTTTTTATTCTATTACCTTGCAAATCAAGTCTCTCAAGGTTTCGAAGGTTACCGATTGATTCTGGTAATTTAGTTAAATTATTACCTTGCAAATAAAGATGCGTGAGATATTTAAGAAGACCAATCGAAGATGGTAAATTGGAATTGGTTAAGTCATAACTTGATATATCAAGTATTTTAATATTCATGGTCCTAACACCGAGTTTACGAAGTCCCTGGGTAACATTAGAGTTGGAATTGGAATTGGAATTGGAATTGGAGTTACTCATATACATTTACCTGATATTTTATATCACTTTATGATAAGATGATAGTCGCGTTTCGGATTTGTATAGTAAATTTAGGTTTGTGTATAAGAAATGATTAGTTTCTGTTAGTACGTCTATTCTGAGTGGTGTTACCCACCTTTTTTCTGATCGTGTTTGGTGTTTTTGGTTTGTTATTTATTTTCGTATTGTTTAGGTTTTTCGCGAGAGTGTTTGGTGTGTTTGGTTTGTTTGATTTTACAAACTTGACGAAATTTAAGTTTTTCCTCAATAGTGGTTGTCGCGTAAATGGATTTATCACAACGTTTTCGTTTGAATTAAGACTGTATAAAGTGTTAATATTAGTAATATTAGTTTTATTATTTTTCGTTTTTATCCAGTTTAGAAGTGATTTTTCAGTTAAGTACTTATTGTATCCGAGGTTTAAGGCATTATTACCGACACGAAAAATATACCCAGATATAGGGTCGTTACGATTAGTATTAAGGGGTACGTTTTTACGTTGTATAGGTTTACGTACTATTTTAAGTTCAAACCGTGTCGAACTATTCTTAATAACTTCTAATCCATCTCGTTTAAGTGTTTTTGGTATGATTCTAAGTAATGGGTTCCCCGTCACATCAAGTCTCTCAAGATTTGTAAGGTTATTAATCTCATCTGGTAACGAACTTAACAAATTATTATACAAATAAATTCTCTTAAGGTTTTTAAGGTTACCGATCTTGGGTGGTATCGATTTTAATTGATTATCAGACAAATTAAGTTTTTCAAGTTTTTTAAATTTAAAGATTACGGGTGGTACCAAAAATAAATAATTATTACCAATACTAAAGTGTATAAGGTTTTTAAGGTTTTCTATCGTAGACCATTTAGCTCTTGGATCAGACTCGAATGACATCCTTAATTTATTACCAAATAAATTAAAAAACTCGAGGTTTTTAAGGTTACCGATCGCGGGTGGTATAGTTCTCAATTTATTAGTACCAAGATTAAGGTGTATAAGGTTTTTAAGTTTACCAAACTCTTCTGGTATAGAGGTTAAATTATTAATACTCAAATCAATCCATGTGAGAGTTTTAAGGTTACCGATTTCTTTTGGTATAGAGGTTAAGTTTTTATCGCTTAAATTAAGACGTGTAATATTCATGTTCGTAATACCAAGGTTACGAAGTGACTGAGGAACGTTGGAGTTACTCATATACATTTACCTATTATTATTATTGATGTTGGTACGTCTACTCTGAGCGGCGTTACCCGCCTTTTTTCTTATCGTGTTTGGTGTGTTTGGTGTTTTTGGTTTGTTATTTATTTTCGTATTGTTTAGGTTTTTCGCGAGAGTGTTCGGTGTGTTTGGTTTGTTTGATTTTACAAACTTGACGAAATTTAAGTTTTTCCTCAATAGTGGTTGTCGTGTAAACGGATTTTCAACGATATTTGTATTTGGGCTAAGACTGTATAAAGTGTTAGTATTAGTGATATTAGTTTTATTATTTTTCGTTTTTATCCAGTTTAGAAGTGATTTTTCAGTTAAGTACTTATTGTATCCGAGGTTTAAGGCATTATTACCGACACGAAAAATATACCCAGATATAGGGTCGTTACGATTAGTGTTTAGGGGTACGTTTCTACGTTGTACAGGTCTAAGTGGTATATTTTCAAAACGTGTCGAATTATTCTTAGTAATGCTTAA